GCAACGCCGCCGCATCCGGTTGGAGGGGCAACGCCGCCGCATCCGGTGAGAGGGGGACGGCAGTTGCCACAGGAGAACAAGGAAGCTCCTCAGCCAACGGCGAGCAGTGCTTGGCTGTGGCGTGGGGCAAGGATAGCCGTGCTAAGGGCAAACTGGGAACATGGCTGGTGGTGACCGAATACGACAGCGGGATGATCCTGAATGCCAAGTTGGTGCAGGTGGACGGCTTGACCGTCAAGGAGGAAACGTGGTACACGCTCAAAAACGGGGAGATGGTGGAGGCTTGAAGGACTGGAGCAGATGCCGGGCGTGCCGGTACGGAATGACCGGGCCGAACCGGATGTGGACCTGCAACTACGCAGAGATGGTGGGCAAGTGCAAGCCCCGGCCCCTGTGGGACGAGGAGGGCAAGTGCTGGAGCTATCAGCCAAGGAGGCGACGGAAGAAATGCGGGTATACCGCTACGTGACGAAGGACAGGTACCGGCTGCCGGTGGCGCAGGCGGACAGCATGGGAGAACTGGCGGCGCTGATCGGGCGCAGCTATGGAACGGTTCGGCGGGCCATGGAGGCCGTGTACCGGGGGCAGAGGACAAGCGGCCCATATGAATACGTAGATCTAAGCGACGAGGAGGAAGAAGAGGATGTATTTGTGTCAGTACTGCGGCGAGGTGTTTGACGAGCCTGCGGTGGAGGAGGAAAAGGACGTGGGCTACCACGGGCTGAGCTGCCCCAAGTGCGGCGAGGCGCTGGGGCCGCTTTCGGAGCTGGAGGCGAGGCCCTGCCCTCTTTGCAGCGGGTGGCGCTGGAAGAACGAGGCGGCCTGCGGGACGTGCCGGGAGAACACCCGGCGGCATTTCCGGTGGCTGATGAAGGCAGGCTTCGGGCGGACGGAGATGGAGGTCATCGACCAGCTGCTGGAGGGAAACAGCCTGATGGACGTGATCGGAGAGGACAAGAAGGAGGAGAAGGAGAAATGCTGAAGCCTTTTAACGAACTGGTGAAACTGGATGTGCGGCCCCTGTGCGGGTTCCGGGACGCCAATGACGAGCGGGGGAACACGGTGAAGGTGCCTTATCTGGGCTGGGCCAACTGCGTGAAGCTGCTGCACGAGAACGGAGCGGAGAGCGTTTGGTACGCTCCCCGGCGCTGCCCGGAGACCAACAGCTACCTGTGGCCACAGGCCAAGGTGACCACCAGCAAGGAGAGAGTGACGGAGTGCTGGTTCGTGTCGGTGGAGATCCACATTGACGAGAACGTCTTTTCCTACGATATGCCGCTGCTGAATGGTTCGCTGGTGGTGTATGAGGACACGCTGAACCAGCTGCGGATCAACAATGCGCTGGCCAGAGCCTTTGTCAAAGGCGTGGCGGTGCGGACGGGTCTGGGCTTTGACCTGTGGGCCGCCGGGGACGGCGACGACGGGGAGGAGGATCTGTCGAGGCACAGTATCTACGCCGTGAAGGAGCGGCTGGAGCGGCTGATTACCAGCAAGGAGCAGGGGGGACTTTCCCACCGGGATCTGCTGGCGCAGCTGGGCATCAACGACAAGCAGATGGCCACCATGATGGGGTGGTTCGACAAGCTGGGGAGCCTTGAAAAGGCGGTGAGCCGACTGTGATCCACGACCACGACCGCAGCGGCTGGATCGGGGCCTCGGACACGTCCAAGGTCATGGGCCGGTGGGACACGGAGACCTTCCGAAAATGGTGGAGCGTGAAGCTGGGCATCCGGCAGGAGACCTTCACCACCCCGGCCATGCAGGCGGGGACGGCCTATGAGGGGAAGATCCTGGATGCGCTGGGCATCCGCACCAGAGACCGGCAGGTACGAATCCACGGGCTGCGGCTGCGGGTGAACTACGACGGCGAGGATGCCCGGCTCATCACGGAGGTCAAGACCCACAGCAAGGCGGAATTTCGGGTGAGCAAGGAATACTGGCAGCAGTGTCAGGTGGAGATGCTGGCAAGCGGATGGGGGCTGCGGCGGCGGAAGGAGTGCCGCATTGCAGCCTACCGGATGACGGAGGCGGAGATCCAGAACTACTTCCTTCCCATCGACATGGGGCGCATGAGTTTTCATCCCATCCCCTATGACGAGGAATGGGTGGAGCGGGCGTATCTGCCGAGGCTGCGGTACTTGGCAAAGTGCCTGAAAACGGGGCAATGGCCCAGAGAGGAGGCGGTGCAGCCATGACGGAGGTCAGCGTGCTGGAGGCCAAATGGATGCAGGACGGGGCGGGAGACTGGCTGTGCCTGCGGGTGCCGACGGCGCTTTCCGCCATGGATGTGGTGGACGAGCTGCAGCCGGGGAAGGAATATCGGGCGCAGATCAAGCGCAAGGGCCGGAGCCTCGATGCCAACGCCTACTGCTGGGTGCTGATGGACAAGCTGGCGGCGCATTACGGGGCCACCAAGGAGGGCATCTATCAGGAGGAGATCCGGCAGATCGCCGGGGTCAGCGACATCGTATGCGTGCAGGAAAAGGCGGCGGACGAGCTGATGCGCCGGTGGAGCGGACGGGGGCTGGGCTGGATGGCGGAAAAGGCACCCAGCAAGCTCCAAGGCTGCGCCAACGTGACGCTGTGGTACGGTTCCTCCACCTACGACACGGAACAGATGGCCCGGCTCATTGACCGGGTGGTGGAGGACTGCCGGGAGGCGGGGATCGAGACCATGACCCCGCAGCAGCTGGCGGCGCTGAAATCCCAATGGGGGGAGGCGCAGCCCATTGGATGAGAGACGATGCTTTTTATGTGGGCGAAACGGGGCGGAGGATCCGCTGGACCTGCACCACATCTTCGGCGGCGCATACCGGAAAAAGAGCGAGAAATACGGCCTTGTGGTGTATTTGTGCCACAGGAGGTGCCACATCTTCGCACCCAGCGCCGTACACCAGAGCACAGGGCAGATGCAGCGCCTGAAGCGCTACGGCCAGTTAAAGGCCATGGAGGAGCAGCGCTGGACGGAGGAGGACTTCCGTCGGGAGTTCGGGAAAAGCTATTTGTGACAGCGCAGTGGAACTGCTATAACAACGCTATAACAACGAATACAACAAGGAGGATGCAGGAATGGACAAATTGCTTTACACCAAGCGGGAGACGGCAAAGCTGCTCTCCATCAGCGAGGACACGCTGGACCAGCTGCGGCGCAGCGGAAAGCTGAACGGCTATCGGATCGAGGCGGGGAACCCCCGTGTGTACTTCCGCCCCGATGAACTGAAGGGCTTTGTCGACGGACTGGAGGTGGCAGTATGCTGAACAGGATCGTGCTTATGGGGCGGCTGACCAAGAAGCCGGAGCTGCGGCGCACCCAGAGCGGCGTGGCGGTGACCAGCTTTTCACTGGCGGTGGAGCGGGACTATAAGGATGCCGATGGGAACCGGGAGACGGACTTCATCGACGTGGTGGCATGGCGGGGGACGGCGGAATTTGCCGCCAAGTATCTGGACAAGGGCAGGATGGCGGCGGTGACCGGGTCGCTGCAGGGCCGCAGCTGGCAGGACAAGGAGGGAAACAAGCGGCGCAGCATGGAGGTGCTGGCTGACAGTCTCTACTTTGCCGACAGCAAGCGGGAGGAGACCACCGGACGGGGCGTGGATGTGTCGGCGGATGACTTTCAGGAGGGCGAGGACGACGGCGACCTGCCCTTTTAATGGGAGGGCCGTGGGATGGAGCGAAAGCAATTCACGTGGTACCGGAGCTACTACGACGCACTGAAGGAGCTTCCGGCGGAGGAGTTCCGGGACATCGTGCTGGCGGTATGCGCCTATGCACTGGACGGAGAGGAGCCGGAGCTATCCGGCGTGGCCAGGGCCATTTTCACCCTGATCCGGCCCACGCTGGAGGTGGGCCGCAGCAAGGCGGAAAACCGCAGCCGGGCGGAACAAACGTCGATCTCCGCCGAACAAACCGGCAACAGTCCGGAACAAACGAAAAACAAACCGGAACAAACGCAGAACAAACGAAAACAAACCGGCAACAAACCGGAACAAACCCGCAACAAACCGGAACAAACCCGCAAGGAGAAAGAGAAGGAGAAAGAGAGAGAGAAAGAGAGTGAGAACGATAGTTATTGCTCCCCCCCTCCCCCCT